GCTTCACCCATTTCAAATAATAATTCTGCATTTGTGTTAAGGTTTAAGTCAAATGTTTGAACTGTGGCTAAAGTTGCACCTGATATTGGACTTGTAATAACACCATGAACAAATGTATATGGTATTGCATTAGCTATATCTGCACCTGTTGGAGTTGCAAATGTTTCTGATTTAGTTTCTGCACCCCAAATAATTTCTTGTGTAACTTTAATAGTATCATTTAATGCCATTCTTAATGACATGGTACTACAAATACAACCTACTGGTTTTCTTACAAAATCGTCAGTAGATTTAAACCCAAACCTTAATGCCATAGATTTTAAATCTCTAATTGTTGAATTATCAGTAGGATTTGATCGCCATCTATGTGTATATAATGGTGAACTACCTGATGAAGAAGCTACTCCAAAAATAGATTGTAAAAACCATGGATTAGATAATACATATTCTACTGAAGCCTTACCTTCATTTCTACCATAAGCATAAGATTCAATTTCAGGACTATATAATTGTCCAAGTGGCATTTGATTGTTTTTAAACTCTAATGAACTTACTTTAACTTCTTTACCGAATTGAATTGGTGGATTTGTAACTCCCCCGCCAAAATTGGTTTCATAGCCATATTCTGCATATACACTAGAAGCAGATTTAACAAAAGTACCTGTTGCGGACATAACAAAAATTATCCTTCTTTCTATTTAAGTATTACTAGAATTATGGGTTAAGTCTTATGGCATCTACGTCTATATTATAGCGATATATGTTCCTAAATTCTTCATTTAATGACACTACATTTGTGGGTAAAATCTGTATATATTCCCTATTATTAATAGTTGAAACTACATTATTTTTCAATATTCTAGTACATTCATCTACAAGTTGTAAAACTCTAGTTTCACTTACACTAGTATATATGTCTAAAGTTATGGATATATCATGTAGCCAATCATAATTCCATTTACCATCTGAGCCTGTTCCCGCTATTATACTGTAAATTTGTGGGTTTTCGGTATCAAGACTAACTATGATCTCATCATAGGCTCTTTGTCCTACACCTACTGCTTTCTTTTTCCATTGAGTAGTAAAAACGGGCATTTTACCGCCTGTGCCATTAACCCAATTACTTTTTAGGTGATCTATTATATCATTTGCAAAATCTAAACCTGCTATTCCATCTGTCATTTATATTTCCTCAATGCTTTATAGAACTTAGTTGCGGTATTTATAGATTTACTAGCAGTTTTATTGGCTTTTTTAGCTATTCTATTGGCTTTCTTAATACTTTTGTTAATTTTCTTAAGAGCCTTATTTACATTCTTTTTAGCCTTATTTAATCTTCTACCCCATTTTCCTTTTTTCTTCACACTCACTCTTTTCAAACTAACTACTCCATGTTTTCCGATAAGTTTTTTTAATGCTTTTTTAACAAAAAACTTTGGTTTTATACCTTGACGTTCTATTTTTTTCATTATAAGCCATGTTACATTTTCAGATTGATCTGAAGGTACACCCAATTTTCCTTCTACCCATATTCTAAGAGCATCAAAATTTACAAAAGTTCCCGGTGCTAATCCCCAATTTACAATATGAGCATAAGGTGAATCAATTAAAACCATGTGAACACCATCCATTTTTACCCTGTGTATGCTATCTGTTAGTTTTCCTGTGAAATTTATATCTTCATCGCCTATTGTTTTCTTTAGATTATGAATTATTTTTTTGCTTATATTTACTTTCATTTTACCTATTTCAACAGTGTTTTCATCTAATATATAATCGGTATTACCCTGTTGTTGTACTTGTGCCAAACTACCACACCGGAGTTATTTCACTTCTAGTCCACAATATATTGTCTATTTCTTTTTGCCATCTATCCATAACTTTATCTTTATTGATGTTTCCTTCACCACCATAAGCAATTTGTGACATTGTAAAATCACTTGCTAAAATATCAAGACAAGTCATAAGTTTGCAACATTTTTGAATATCTCTTGGAACACTTTCATCTTCTGCAATACGTTCTTCTTGTTCACCACCATAACGATAAGTAACTCTAAATCTGTTTGCTCTAAGTATTGTAAACAAATATCCTCTTAAATAAATTACACCTTTAATTTCTTGAAAATATATTATACTGTCATTATCATTTGATGTTGGTGTATTATCACTCCAATTTTCCCCATCCCAAAGTTCAAACTTATCGCCTTTAGTATGATCAAATGGTTTAAGATTTCTTTTCTTTGGGAATAATGGCATACCTCTACCCCAATCATATAATTTATTTACACTAAATTCTTCCCTAACCTGTTTATCATCCATCCATGTATGACCTGTTAATCGGTCAATTCTATCTTCATTATCCATTATATAGTTTTTAATCATAGTTGTACTAGGATCTGAATTAGCATTTACTGATATTCTAAGCCAATCTGCTACGTCAGTAACAGTACAATAAACAGGTTCAGTTCTAGCCATATTAATAAAATAGTCTTATAATATTTAAATTAGATTATTCGTAAATGACGTTTAAAGCACCTGATGAGCCACTTGCTACGGTTGCGTGTAAAGCACCTTTAAATCCCAAGTCTAAATCTTGATGTGATACAGCGTTAAGTGCGGTACTTAATTTATATAAAATTGCCCCGCTTGCATCAGTTTGTCTAATTTCCCAAACTCTATCGCCTGATACAGCGATTGAAATACTTCTTAATTTACCTGTTCTATTGACAATTTGACCAGCTGCGGTTACTAATTTGTGAGCATTTTTAGCCATTAATAATATAAAAAAGGAAGTGTTATATAAGGTTTCCCTTATACGCCACGAATTGCTACGGTGAGAGTACAAGTATGATTATTTGCGATATTTGCGTTGCTTGATCTTACTCTACCATGGATTTTTGCGGTAGCTGCATCTGAGCCAGCTGCTTCTACGAACTGATAAACATGGTTTTGGAAGTCGTTTTGTTGCTCGATAATACAGAAATATACCTGTCTAAATCCTACTTGTGTAAAGTCACAAGTGAGTTGACCGTTTACAAAATCTGCATTTCCGGTTACTGCAATATCACATACCATTTCTTTTTCTACACCAACCCCACCCGGTTTGATTGTGTGGGATCTATCAGCGTTTAAGTGCTGATATTTTGCGTTTGTAGTAATGGTTACTGCCATGTTAAAATTTTAATGTTTTTGGTATATAAAGATTATTATATATAGATTTATAATTCTTATCTATATACAGAATTTTTTAAAAATGAATAAAAAAAGAAAAGGGAAATTTTAAGTTTTCTAAATTCCTGAAGCGATATCTCTAATTTTGGCTTGTGCTTTAAAGTTTCGACAAGTTGTTTCTGCTAACATATTATACAAAGCTCTATCTGTGAAAGCTTCGTTAATGAATGGATAGCCTTGTTGTCTTTTGCCTGCTTCATAATAAACGATTGGTTTCAATACTTGAATACCACATAATGGTTTATTTGGAGCGTTCTTATCTGCACTAGTGTTTAAGATGAGCAAGTCATCTACTTCACCTTCTGCTGATTGTGGTGTATCCTTTGAAGGAATGAATGGAAGTCCATATATTGTGGATATATGTAATCCTGCACCTGTACCAGTGAATGTGTCAACACCGTTTACGCCTACACTAAATTCTGTTCTGAGATCAGCTGTGTTTTGAATACGATAAGCGTTCATATAGATTGATTGAACTTCGGAATATGTATCCTGTCCACCAATCATAACTGTTGGCTCTTTACCAGCTGCAATTCTCACATCTGCAAGTACATCTCTAATAACTGCATCAGTTAGTACATCTTTTGTACCGATTGTACCTGAAGGTGATTTTACAGTGGAGTCGTATGTTGTTGTAGATCTGTCAATTCCATTACCGTTTGCACTTGTCCATGGATCATAGTTGTCAGCGACAACGTTATGAGCCTCGAAAGTCCATTCTGCTTTGGATGCAACAATTCTATCTAATGATTCTAGATTTAATCTTTGGTTAGTGTTATCTTGTGCTACATTAACTGGAATGTCAGTGAGCATTTTGTTAACTCTTTCCTTAAATTGATCACTAGCGTAAACTCTTTGCTGTGCAAGAGATCCGTAGTTATCATCTCTAGAATTATCTACAAGCTGTTCTAATAACTCAGAAGCTTCGAATACATATTGTAGAGTCTTTGGTTTGACGGTGACTTCTTTAACAGTTGGTTTAACAGCTGTTGAGATTTGACCACCTTCTACAGTACCACCATATCCATGAACTTTGTCATTTACAGTTGGCAAATTAGCTGCCTTTGCTGAAAATATACGCCAACCTGAGAAATCCCAAACATATTTTGGCAAAGCTGCGAATATGTTTGCTTCCATGTTGAAGTTTGCCCATGCCATAGCTCCGAATAGTGGGTTATAGTTGCCCCCTGCACCCGGATCAGTTGTACTGAAACCTGCTTTTAAAATTTCATCAGGAGTTCTGTTATAGGTATAGTTTACTAGTTCATCGATTGAACGTAGTCCTAGATAGGTTGACAATTTAATATGCTCCCCCCGGTAGTCCGTTACCAAACTCACCGTTTTCTAGTTTGTTGTATGCTATAACGAGTGCTTCTTCTGCACTAGATGTTTGTCCGTTCCAACCGCCTGAAATGGCTTTCAAGATTTGATAGCCTGTTGGTGTGGTTGATTCGTCATCTCTAGCTCTTAAAGCTGGTCTTACAGTCTTTACAATTTCGTATTCAGAATCTACTTCATCAGATTTTTTGACTTCTTCCTTTTTATCATCTTTATCTTCAGAATCTTCAGTTTTTGCAACTTCTTCTTTTTTCTCATCTTCTTTTTTGTCCTCACCATCATCAGATTTGCCCATAGTTAAACTAGAAGCATCGTCTTTTGATTCTGCAACCTCATTTGGTTGTGGTTGAACGATAGAAGCTTGAGCTTTTGGTGAAGGTGCATAAGTTTCGCCTAATTTGTCAGGATCACCGACATCATTAGATGATTGAACTGCTGGTTTTTGAGTATCATCCTCAACACCTTTGTCAACTGGATTCTTGTTATGCTCTTTAATTAAAGTTTCAAGACCATCGAATCTTTTCTCGAAGGAATCAATTCTAGATTCTTGTGCTTTAACTAATTGTGCAAGAATAGATGTTACGGAAGAATCATCTGATTTTTGAATTTCAGAAATTTCTTCTGTTTTTGTAGTTTCTTGTGTCATGTTATTATATATAAAAAATATTTCTAGTATATAAATATAATTTTTAAAATTAAAAAGAATTATATACTATATTTTCTTGCTAATGTTTTTAAATATTCTATTGTTTCGTATTCTTCTATGGCTTTTTTAACAGTGTCAACCCCAAAATATTTAATCATTTTGTTTACATTACTGTTTGAATCAGTCATTGTGTTTGGTTTTTGTCTTGGTTGTTGAGGGAAATTACCTTTAGCATCTATATCACCTATTGGTTGATCTTTTTCCATTTCTTTGTTTTTCTTTCTTGCTTCTTCTTCTACACTCTCAGGTGTGCTTGGAATATGGTCTTTTTTAACACGTTGAAGTGGAATTTGTTTTACGTTATTTTTTGCAGGTGTTTTTGGAATTGTATTCATTAAATCATTAACTTGTTTTGGACTTCCAGTTGATTCACCTACATTATCTGCTCTTGTTTCAGCAGATCTTTGTACTAAAGTCTTAGAATCTAGTTTTTCTACTGGTTTATCAAATGGTTTTAATCCATGTTTAGTCTTGGATATACCACAAATACCGCACTTATCTTCTTCACCTTTATAATCATGGTCTAAATCATCATCTACATTTATATCTGTTCCATTAGCATCTACAGGGTTACTAGCATCTGTACCACTGTTTGTATATACACTATTTGCTTTTTCAAACTTACAATGTATGCTATTACACCTAATTTGTTGTCTTTCTTGGTGTTCTTTAACCATTTTTTCTAGTCCAACTGCCTTTGCAAACTTGTTTACTTCCTCAATAATTGCAAATGGGTTAGCTGGTGTATCACATAATGCTATTTCATATAACTCTAATTTTCTTAATTCTAATGCCATTTTACCATCTTTGGCTATTGGTTCACGTTCTTTGCTTGCTCCACCCATACTTAATCCTGCATATTCACCTTTTACAACCTTATCCCAAACTTTATCATATAATGTAACTCCATCTTTTTTGTAAACTTCACCTGTAATTAAGACAGTTGGAACACCCTGATATTCTGATTTCTCATAAGCAAGAACCTTTCCTACCATTCTATTACTATGATAATCTGATATAACTGGATTTACTGACATGAAGGTTTCCATAATTTTCATAACTTCATTAACAAAAATGAACTCTTGTTGTCTATCAATGATTTCAGCAGTTATATGACCTTTAAAGATCCTACGTTCATCCACTGTATCGACTTCTATACCCTTTGTTATGAAATCGGGAAATTCTACATATTCTACCATGTATGAAACAACCTGTAATAGTATATAAAAATAATGTTGAAGAATTTTATACCGTTTATGCTTGACCTATTGATGATTGTTGGTTTTGACCTGCTCTAATTCCCAAATATGTTAGACCTGATCCAATCATAATGCCAAATACGAAGGTGAATATTGTTCCATATTGTTCAGCTGTCATCTGAACTTCAGGATCTAATAGAAGTCCTTTTACAGCTCCCCACCCAACAAATACTACTGCTGAGATTAGAGATAGTGCTACTATTAGTAGTGCTAAATCCTGCCTTTCCATATATAGTAAAAAAGAAAGGGTTATATAAAGGTTTAATTATATTTACTCATGGATTTTTATGTTTATGATAATGTATATACATACAATAAAAAACACCCTTTTTCAGGGAGTAGAACTGATAGACAGGAAATTACAAGTGTAGATATACCTGAAAACCACGCATTTTGGTTTTATACCCAAATGCAAATGGCTCAAGATAATTTAAATTTGAATAAAAGATATGTTCATATACACCCCGGAGTTGGAACTACAAATAAAACAAGATTTAATAAAGAACCATTTCATGCAACAAGGAAGGATATATTTTATAATAGTGAAGAAAAAAGAATTGAAATAAAAAAATCAATATTACCTTGGTCAAAACCATTATTTGCAAAAAAATGTCTTTATTATGGTGCTAAATTACCACATAAAAAAATGACATTAATGGGTGAATGGTATTATGATTTTAGTACAAACTCAATCCACATGATAATTGATTATAATACTGAAACTGTTAAATTTCATTGGGAAGATATGGATGATGAACCATCAAGAGTTGAACAATTAAATAAAATTGCAGAATTAGAATATAAAATTAAAGAAGCAGAAAAACAGTTGGAATAATTAACCT